AGTTGCAACTCGGAATGCATTAGCCGCACTGGAAGGCCAAGCGCCGGCGGCAAGAGCACGTAATAAGCCTAATCCAGAATACATCACGTGGAAACAGAACGTATCAGCGCTTAAAAAGAAGAGAGACGCTATCGTAGGTAAAAGGACAACAGTGCGCGGAAAGTTGGAAGGCGTAAGAAGTAAAAAGAAAAGCTTGGCAAATATCCACGGATCCACCAACGTTGCAACAGGACAATATCAGGACTGGGCTAACGAGGCCTCAAGGATCCAAGGTATTAGAAGCAGAACAGAGAAGATGAAACAAACCAAAGCTCTTTTAAAAGAGATTCGTGGAAATTAAAGAATGCCAGAAATAATTGACATAGAAGATCCAACAGCTCAACCAGATCCGGAAGAGGTGCCATCATTGGCACCTGCAGGTAAACGTGAAACAACCTATCCAGAGCGTATTGGTTCTGTAGCCACCAATATTGGAGCCGGCCTGGCTGGATTAGCAGAGGCTACCGGGGAAAACTTATATAACCTAGGTACTGCCCCCTTACGCGCAGTCGGCGTTATGGAAGGTGACATCATCCCGGAAGGCTATAAAGAGGCCTACAATCAGTCACAAAGCCACGTCGCAGAGTATTTGGATAATGACTTTATCGATAACCTAGGCAAGAACATCGGTAACTTGGCCGAGGGCTTTGTAACAATATTAACATCTCCTTTCAATGTGCAAGAATTTGTTCCTGAAGATTCTACTTTCTTTGATGTTGTTTCAGAACAAGCAACAAAAGCCTATGGAACAACAGAAGATCTTCATGAAGTTGTTTTAGGTGATATGACAAATTTGTTAAATCCAGCGAATATCTTTGATAATGCCCAGACTCGACCGATTGATCTTGCCTTGGTAATGCTCCCGACGGTAAGAGCAGTTAAGGGTTTAACCAAAGCTGGTACTTTGAAGGCCGCGGCCAGTGGGACGAAGCTAGCTCCTGCAGCCAAAACAGCGCTGAAGGCAGCAGAAAAAATAGATACAAAACTGACATCCTTGGTTGAACCAATTGTGCGCACGCATACGTATACTAAATTAAGACGATGGATATCAGATCCTTCAGCACAAGTCACACCTGAATTAGAAAGGATCGCTAAAAGATTTTTAGAAGAGCCATCGGAAGTTAGAGCAAAAATGGGTGCTGCTTTCGAAGAAGCCGCTGTTCGTATTCTTCATAAAGAAGAAGCCGGAGTACGTACACCCATACATAAAACCAAAGCCAAGCGAGTGCAGAGAAGAATAGGTGAAGAAGGAGCTGTTGAACCTATTGATGTCCCGGATATCGATATCGCAGGAGCAACAATCACAGAAATACGTGAGATGGCCGGCGGCGGGTTAATAGACATCAATAGTATCGAGGTTGCTGCTGTGTATGCCGAGGTTTTTGATAACGTAAAGAGACTGTTTAAGGGCGAGGGTCAAACATTTAAAACAGCTGATGCTGCAGCAATACTGCCCCGGGTAATGGAGGCATTATCAGATAGTGGGTTCAGACCAGCTGAATTAATCAGTATACAAGAAGCTATGATTGAAGCTACTAAACCATATCTCGCGCGAGTATTAGAAACTCCGATTGGTTTTAAACAACTTATGCATAAGCTTAAAGAAATTGAACCAAACCGAGCAGTACGTAAAAAGATTAAAGCAGATTTAGAAACCTGGATCGAACACAATAAGGCAGCTAGATCAGCTGATAATACATTCCCAGATTATCAGCTAGCAAACGGTGCAACGTTTGACGTCGAAAGCACATTGCAATCAATTGCTTCGAAGGATAAAGTACTTAATGCTACAATTGCCGAAGAAGTGTTAGGTGTAGTATCACGTGAAGTTTTACCTCAAGTCGAAAAAGCAAGTTATAAATTGATTGTTGATGATTTAATGGCCGGCGACAAAGGTAAGGTCTTTCAGCCAAAAGCAAGTGGCCCAACACTTCGCGTTGTAGGCGCGGAAGGAGATGTTGTTTCTACTATCGACATATTAACTGAATTGATGGGAGATTCAAAACATCCTGTTATATACAGCACACCAGATACAATTTCAAAGGCGCGCTTCACGAAACTGCAACAACAGTTGAAACTCAATAAAGATTATATAATTGAACAGGTGGCGCAGCAAACAGGACGTCCATTAATCGATATAGCTAGTGAGATGGATGATCTAGCCAGGCATTTTAAAATGCTTGAGCCAATTAACAAAGATGCAGCCCAATTGCTTGGTTATAGACCCAATGATATAATGATACCTAAAGGCTTAAATGATACGCTTAAGTGGCAAAACAAAGCAATGAATTCTTTATACGGTGACAGCTGGCTAGCCAAGCTGAACAGAGCCATTAAAAGTAATTTTACGGTGTTAAACCCCAGTACTCATATTAACAATATTATGTCCAATATGATGGTTATGGCTCTACGTAATGCCAACCCATTAGTTTTTAAAGATATGATCGTTAATTTACGCAAGTATCATAACTATCTTAAGAGCGATAAGTCAGCGCCCTTTAGTGGTAGTATCGACGACGCTATAACCTTCGAGGCATTAAGAAATACAGATTTAATCAATAGTTCAATGGCAGATATTGATTTGGCGCTAACCAGAGGTAAGAGTACAGGACCACTACCTGGCACCAAGCTAGCGGCCAAGGGTTATAAGGCCGGTGACTCAATATTCAAAGTACAAATATTCGTCGATGAATTCAAGAAATTAATGAATGGATCTAGAATGCTTGAATCTGGCGAAACAATGACACTTCTTCCAAAGAGAGGCACCAAGGTTAAAATAACTAAAAACGCAGATAATTCATTCTCGGTTGATGGAAAGGTAATATCGAACAACGCATTTGAAAAACTGCTGGGAGAAACTGCTTCTTTCAAGGCAAAAAATATATTATTTGATTATTCAGACGTGGGCAATTATGCCAAGATGTTAAAATCAGTCCCGGCTTTAGGTATACTATCTCCGTTTTATACGTGGTTTATAAAGAGCCTGGATATACCGGGATTTCAAAAAGGCCTTGTAAGTCACACAGTTAACCATACAGCAACACCATGGATCGCAACTAATTCACCAAAATTGAACGCTATAGCGGCAAAGAATGAAGCTATGCTAGCGCTTCGAAGAGCTACTGTGGTATCTGGTCTCAAGTCCCAATTGGCTGGAAATGAAGATTTTAAAGAGATATTAGATTGGTTGCCAAAAGATCTGGGCATCCATTTGGTCGAGGCCTCTGTTGATCCAGGATATGGTATGACAAGAGATTTTCGTTGGATGAACCCTTATGAAGGAACATATCAGCTTTTAGATGGCTTGTCCGGCGCATTTAAAAATAGTGTCGACGCAGTTGCAGATATTTATACACCGACCTCCCTGCATCTAGATCAGACCATTAAAGAAATCAAAGCTGATCCGGATATATCTGATGCAGAGAAAAGAGAAATAATCAAAACAAGAAATTGGTGGCATCGTTGGCATTCCGGTAAGGGCCAAGATATGGGTACATTAGCTAATATTATGGGAACAGCCGGATCTTATTTCTTTGATATGTTGGACGCCGTTAAGCTTTCAGAGAAACAAGGGTTTGATTTTAACGCTGGTAAATTCTCTAGAACTCTAGCTAGCGCGATGATGGGAGGCGCTTATTCAAAAGCTTTGAGAGCGACCCTAGGTTTAACTGATCTTAAAGAGGTCGAGGTTTTTAAACAGTTTATTGGTAGGAGAACCTTTGATCCAAGTGTACAACAGACTAGTGATTTGAGGTGGTTTGTGAGAACATTAACTGGCCAATTAATGAGGAAGCAAGATTTGTGGAAGAGTTATGATTGGTTTTTTAAAGGTCTTCGTCAAGAATATAAAAAGAGTATCATTCAGCCCATATGGGATCGTGCTGATGCTCTAGAAGATGCAGGACTTCTAGAAGAAGCTGCACGTGTGGAAGCAGTCGGAGAGAAATGGCTGCAGGCCATCAATAATGATTTGGAGGCAATTGAAGAAGAATATGCTTCCCAGATTGAATCATTAAAACATAAGGATACTAATTAATTAAAAAGAATTCCAAGTATTAGCTGCAGCTAGCGGCGGAATAAAAACTAATACATGTATGCAATTAAATAACCTAAAAATTAGCTTTTAACAATATTTTTATTACAATAGGAGGAAATATAAAATGGGCTTATCATCAAAACAATACGCAAACAACCCGGTAGTAGACGGGCAAACTATGACGGTAATGGTCGCAGCTGCGGCGGCACCTACTTCTTTGCTAACCGCAATTAATACAGCTATAGGGGCCCCCGCCGGCGGCCTACCTAGGTTTACCGGGCTTCTGATCTCTGCGTCAACAGGTAATGACGTTTTTGTTGGAGGCACGGCCGGCCCGGGAACAGGAGTAAAAATTACAGCCGGGACGAACCTGTTCTTGGCATGGGGTGGTGGCACTGACATCACTTATGAATCTGGTGCTACCCCTTGTGCCGTTATGGTATTTATGGGATAAATATATAATGGCTGACAAACCTAAACAATACCCCTACTTGATCAAGGATAAAGAAGGAGCAACAAGATATGGCTCTGATCCAAGAAAAAAAGCTGCAGCAGATCTTATAACAGAAGTCGAGGCAACTCCAACTAAAATACTTTATGGAGTAAATCCTGCAGCAGGGCAAAGTGGTATGGCTTATGAAATTGATGAAGAAGGAGTAATTAATTTCTTACCCTTTAAAGGTAAATTGCCAGAATCTGAAGCGCCTCTCTTTACAGAGGAACAAAGAGCTGCCTGGAATGAAATGAATCTTAAGCATCAGACAGAGGAGGATGCCATAGAAGCTATGCGTCTTCAATTACCAGAAGGTGTAGGCGGTTGGTATCCCGATAGGGTAAGTGATACAAATCCTATGGGTGCTTACGGTGATCAAGATTGGTGGATTAAACACGGGAATCCAGGCGCAACAGACGGATTAGGTGATGGAACGTGGAAAACTGGACCGAATGCAGCAGACGCATGGGCTTACGAACCTATAGGAGGCGAACCAGATGAAATATTAGATCCGATGTCGGGTGATTTATTTGATATATTGAGAGAACGCTTTAAAGAACATACGGGAAAAAAGTGACAATAAATGGATTGGTTACGCAAACATATGCTTACATTATTATTGGTATTAGCCTCATGGGTTTTTACGGTCGGATATGTTAAGGCAGAAACTGAATGGAGATTGTCAGCATTGGAAAAGGATGTAACAGAAGTTCAGATAGTTGTAGGTCAATTAAAGACTGTAACTACAAGATTAGAAGTTATAACGTTACGTCTTGAAAGATTAATGGAGAAAGAATAATGGCTGAAAAGGGACCGACATATACCGATCCTAGGAATCCTAGGAAGAAAATTCAATTACCTGCAGAAGGGGCTACCTTATATCGTGCGACTGGTAAACAGCTATGGGGTCGACCTCTTTTCTGGAACGACACAGTTATTATGACTATGACACGACATCATTTTAATAGTCTTGTGTCCGATGTTTTGACTAGATCGCTGATGACTGGTTATACTATAGAACAGTTAATAAGTGCGATTAACCGAATTTCTAAAAGATTTGAACCCCTTCCTGGTTCTAATATTGTAGGTATACCTCTAGAATCTGCAATTGAATTAGCTTCGAAGATAGACGATGTTAAAGCGCTTGAGTTAGTTAACACTCTTAAGCAGATGGATCCTTTAGATGTTAAAGAGATGCTTAAGGAACAGCTAGCGAAAAAAGGAGGGGGAAAATGGCAACCACATGGGCTGCAGGAGAAGGTAAGTCGTTTGGTCGAAACATTAAATAACATTGCCGAGAAGCCTAAATTGAAACAGGTAATGTCGGCTAGCCCTTCACCCGAAGTTTGGACAACTGAACCAATTGCCGCAACTCAACAAATCCTAGGACCTATAGACGAAGCAGAAACTAGACGATCGATGGAGAATCCTGTAGCAGGAGAATACTGGGGACGTAACGAACTCCAGCCCAGTGATGCTGCGAGGTCGAGGATGCTATATGGTACCACACAACCTAGTCCTGAACAAATAGAAAAAGAGGCAATGGAGTTTGCCACGGAGTACATGGATGTTCCAGGGACTGATTATAACGAAGAACAATTCCCTGGTCGTAAATTAGCTAGGAACGAAAAGATTGCCAAAGAATTTATAGATTGGGCAATGGATATAATGAATAAAGTTGAAAGCCCGTTGCTTATTGAAGAGATAATGGAGGCTCAATTAATTCATGAAGTTATTGGTCCAGCATCTAAGATAGTAAGCTGGCGACATAGAGGAGATACCAAGCCACTTAAATCAACTTTAGCTAAAGCAAAGAAGTTAGGAATTAAATTTCCGAAGGGACTTGTAGGTGTTGCTGGTCTTCTTTTAGGAGCATATGCTGCTTCACAGGAGGAAGAAGAAGCTGGTGCATTAGCCATGGCTGGAGCAGTAGGTGGTCCACCAGAGCCGTCCCTAGGAAGTCTAGCTCAAAAGAGACGACGTTATAAAACAGAAAAGGTTCGAAAGTTGCAGGATTTGGCTAGATATGAAGCTGAACTTCGCAGCGGTGAAATCAAACCCCAGTATAGGCAGCTTCATGAAAGTACCATTGCTGTAATAAAAGAAGCAATTGCTTCACTTGACAAGCATATTGAAGCTCTTACTAAGAATATTCAAGCTATGAACGAAGTTCAGATATCAGATTTTTTAGATGATACTAGAGGACGTAAGCCTAAGACAGCAGGGATGACTGCTGCAACTCTTCCTATTGCTGGGGACAAACCAGAGAATTGGCTGGAAGATTTACCAACTGATAAACCGACAACTGTCTGGAGATCAGAGGGGGGTCGTAAACCTTATGCTAAAAAGATTAAACCTAATAAGGTTAAAGTAATTGAGGGTGATCAGTATCAGGAATTTTCAAAATTAAGGAAACAAGGAAAGCTGAGAGGCACAGAAGGAAAGACTGGGTTAAGTTATCCTCAGATAGATGTGTTGGTTGGAGAACACTATCGACGAATGGGCTATGATTTTCTCTTTGTAAAAAGACGAGATAAGGCTGGTGAGTCACTATTCCATAAGTCTTTTGATCCAGCAGAAGTTTGGGATATTAGTGATCCACGTAATATTAAATGGTATACTCCAACCCCATCAGGAGCAGAACTTTATGCTGTTAGACATAAGTCTTGGTCAGGAGCTGGTCAGGATAGAGCTGCAGCTATGGCTGCAAGAGAAGCAGTCTTCGGTCCCTACCCTCCATTTAAATCATCACCCACCAGACCTGAGATAGTTAGCCCAACGGATCCAGTTATGGGAGAACACTATGCTGAAAGACAGATGCAGCATATAGAAAAATTAGAGAGCCAGCCGTATATCGAGCTAGATGAGGGCAAACCGCTGACACGTTATGGCGGTACTCAAAGACCCTCATTAGCCAAACCAATTCTAGAACAGTATGGTAGAGGTGGTCATCTAGATGATACTAGAGGACGTAAGCCTAGGACAGCAGGGATGACTGTTAAACTTCCTGATCCTTATTGGGTTGAACGTCCCAAGAAGGCTGTTTTTAAACAGGGCATTGCTAATGCTATCTATGGAGGCGATATCAGCAAAGTGCAGAAAGAAGACATGAAGCATTTCGCAAAGCGATGGAAAGAATTTACAGGTTATTTGATAGAAGATGTAATAGAAGCTGTGGGCATAATGTCTCCTGAAGAGTTAGTGGGGGCAGAAAGACAAATGATGGAGGAGCTTAATATTATATTGTCGATTAATGATGCTGCCATGGCAGAACAGGCAAAACCCAAACCTAAATTTGAGAAAGTGACCACTAGTATTGAAACTGGAATGAATGAAGTTTTAACACAGTTAACTACCGACAAGACTCGAACAACTGCTGCGCTTAATCGTGCTCTTGATGATGCAAGAAATGGTCCTACCCCAGCTGCTAGAAATCAAGCAGCTGCTTTAGCCAACGTAGCTAGAAAGAATATTTTAGAGATTGATAAAGGAATTGCTGCTGCTAATAAGCGAATAGCAGATTCAAAACAAGGTAAATTAAAGTCTAGGAAAGGTAAGCCTAAAGGCAAAGGTAAAGGTAAAGCAGGTCTATTTGCATTGCTTGGGCTTCCCTTCTTGGATCCAGAAGACAGAGAAGAAGGAGCTGCCATGGCGATGGCTGGAGGTATAGGTGGTCCAGGTGATGAGCCTCCAGATTATTGGGCAGAACGAGAGGCAGATATAGAAAAGTGGAAAGGCGAGGATCCATATGGAACTACTAAAAGATTTCCTCATACAGTTTGGGACAATCTTGAAGAGAAAATAGCAACAGGTGGAACAACATCACGTCAAGAATTGGAGCGTCGTGTTGGGATGAAGCTAGGAGAAGCAATCCGTCCTCCGACATGGGCAGAGCATGAAGCTGGTCGACTGGCGGCTAGAGAACACGCAAGAAATATTCTATCAGTTCCTGATCCTCAGCCTCCTAAAACTGCTAGACCTCCTGGAACTGCTAGACCTAAAGCACTTGTAAGACCACAGGGTTATGATATTGGTGGTCGACATGGACGGACAGTACCACCTGTTATCGATCCTCCACCCCCCGAAGGTCCACTTGCTACTGTCGAACCAATAAGAATACCACCAATCGATGTAGGTAAATTATATCCTGAAAGCACAAAACCTGCTTCTGGACGATTCCGTCCTATTCCACATTTAGATACTTTAGCTAAACGTGCTGGCGAGGAGGCTGTTGTAGCTTTAGATGTAGCTAGAAAAACACATCCTGAAGCGATTACAGCTATTGAACAAAGAATTCAAGGTATTAATATCAATAGAGCTGTAGCTACAGGAATTGGTACTATGGTATTTACAGAACTGATTCAAATATTAACTAACCCCGATATCCCATGGGCAAGTGAAGAATACTATGGAGGATATGAACCTGATCCACGTCTGCCACCTGGAAGACGTCCTGCCCGACGTACTGGTGAACGAACACAAGAATATACCAAGAGACAAGCATTAGAAGAATGGGCTTGGCAAATTCCTGATATATTAACCTTTGGTGGATTGGGTGTAGTCCGAGCAGCTGGAAGTGTACGAGAACAAATGGATCCACAATATGTTGGACCAATTTTTGGTGCTCCCGAAGGAGAAGAAACTGCTGGTGCTGTACATACTGGGGTCCCTTCATTAGTAAGACCTAGATCTTGGGAAGCTAGTTTGGCAACTGAGCCTACTTATCGTCAAGACATTTATGAGGCTGATACAGAAAGAGCAGCTGCAGAAGTTAAAGCACTTACAGGTGCAGCTCCAACTGAGTTTGGTACAACACCAAGAATGGCAATAGGAGAAGATATTCTAGATAAAGAAACTTTAAAATACCAAAGCTTAAGCCCAGAGGAAAAGCAGGGAGATTGGGGGATGGCAGAACGTGATAAGATACGCTTTCAAACACCTTCAGTCTTTGAATACTTCGATGCATCAGCCGGATATCCAACATCTAAATTTAATCTGCGCACAGCATTCGAACAATTAACGGAGCCTGAATAATGGCCAGAACAAAAGCATGGTTAGACAAACACATTAACCGATTTATATCCCGTAAATTCCTAGCTTGGTGTACAGCAACCTATTTAATATTGGCCGGAGGTTTAACAAGTGACGATTGGGTTGCTGTAACACTAGTTTATATAGGATCACAGGCAATGGTTGATTTAGCAGTAAAGTGGAAACATGGCTGATATAACAACAAGCATATTAACAATTACACATAAGGAGAATTTAAAATGCTGAAAAAAGATATGAGAGATAAAATGGCTGATAAAGTAAAAGCCATTCATGAGGAAGAGGAAGCACCTGAAGAAGGTCATATGGAAATTGAAGTCTTGGAAATTGGCGCGCCCATGGGTGATCTTTCTTCTGAACTTAAGTCTTTGGTTGATAGCTGGAGTCCAACAACGGACGAAGGTGCTCAATATAAAGAAGACGTCGAGGCATTGCTGCCGGGTAGTGAATATTCAGAGGATGAGTGATACTCCCAAAACTCGCACTCTTTCACCGGTAGAAGACAATTTCCTTTAATTAAGTTATACAACTTCATTACCCCAATGATCCCAACCTTTTGCCGTTTCTCTGGCAAACAATTCTATTCTTGGAATATCCCCAAATAATTCTACGATCCTATCCCTGACACAATCAGGTTTCTTACTGTGTCTTTCTAGTGGAGAGATAATGACTGAAGAAACTTTATTGGATACAGGTTTCATCTTACCCTTCACACCCAACAAACAAACTTCACAATTTGATTTAGCGTAGTAGCCAACCCCGAAAAAGGGTTGGTTATTTTTTTTATTTGTTTTGATCCAGCTGAACCCTAGTGTCCTATAGGTAAATCCCCATGCTTCAATAACTTTTATTTGTTCATTCAAGTAAGGGAAGGTAGTCCAAAGAAACAAAGCACAGTTGTCTGCTGCTATATTAGCAACTGGTAAGTTCATTATGTCCTGAAGATCCATCATCGGATAGTGGGCATCAGCACCACCACCGAATCTAGTCTTCTTTTTACCTACCCTCTTGTTGTATTTCCACGGAGGGTCAGCATAGATGATATCATACTTTTTGTATATACCTTCCATGGTTATACTGAATACACCTTCGTATCATCTTTCTCTTTAGCTAAACGAAGATCTTGAAGATGATAATATTTATCTAATTCAGCATAAAATTCATCCTCTTCTTGTTTCATACGATCTGTATACTCAATTGGATTATTCATTCTTCTATCCAATGCATCTACAAACCGGTTTTCGAAATTATTAAAACGTCTCTTGCTCACTCTATTTCCTCCTTGAAATATTCATTGGGTAAGAAACCACCTTTCCTACCTTTCAATCCATGCTCTTTATCAAACTCTTCCAGCCATTCTAGATGATCCATGGCCCACCTACCATACGATCTCATTCTGGCTGCCTCTTTCGCTGCAGCTGCTGTATACATACCTTTTTTATTATGTACTTTGGCACATTCCTTACAATAGTAGGATCTGCCGTCCTTGGTTAATTTATTTTTGCTAAACTCTGTGATATCTTGAGTTTTAAAACAGCGTTTGCAATCCTTCATAATTTGCATATTGTAACTTCCTTGATCAACACTACCACCACTAATAAATAGATTTCAGAAATCCCAACGGAAGATTTAAATTAATTATATACATGAGTAAATTATTAAGCCCCAGAACCAGACTGCAGCTGCAAAATCTAACTTATCATCCCATGGATAACGACGATACCCACGAGCTGGACCACCATACATAAAAACCTCCTTTAATAACTATAATAACTGAAATACCAGAGTCTACTATAGAAAATAAATACTGAATAATATTGAGGACTTATAAAATATAATTGCTGTTGAGATATTTCATACTAATTATAATTGATATTATTAATAATAAATGTTGACAAGTGAGTTAGAATATATTACAATGGACAATGTAATATACTGAAAGACACTCTTAATATAAAGAACAACCAATTAACAAATAGAATTACTTATTAGTTATTAGAAGATCTTAAGATCACTTAAAGTTAATAATATAAAGAGTAAACTTACAGTGTTGGATATAAGAGTTATATATAATAATTGTACTTTATTCAGCATATATTAAATTAATACTTGTTAATGTTCTGGATATATGATATAATCAATTGTGTTCTTTAATATACTATCTTAATTTATTACTAGTTCTATCAGATAACATAGAATATATTGAATTATTTGTATTAATATTAAGAGTTTTATCTTATATATAGTAATTATAATGAGACTGAATAAGTCTCTGACATTTAAATAAATCTCCTTTTATTTTGTTTTGGACTCTGTTATAGATTAATATCTATTTCAGAGTCTTTTTTATTCAGTTTCATTAGCAATGTTCAGTTCTTATATTATTAATAGATCTTTTAAATAAAAATAAAATAATATCTTCTTTTGGATTTTTCAGAAACTAATTATATATGTAACCCAAGGAGGCAATATGAAAGACTTAAAGTTCGCAGTTAAAGGCTCATTAGATCCACTACCACCCAAAATTAATGTTCAGTTAGCCGAGTTAGAAATTTCAGTTAATAATATAATTAATGAAATAGACACTTTCAATCTTCGTATTAAAAACCTTGAGTATCACTTATGTATAGGAGATTACTTAAATGAAGAAGATGAAGACATGCAAGACTTGCAAGATAGAGAAGGAAACGACTGATTATTATAAGATCGGGAAGAATAAGAAATACATTTCATGTCATTGCAAGGAATGCTATAAAGCAAGATGGGGCCACAGGCCAGCTTACTATAAAAAATGGTTAAAGAAGAATCCAGATTATCATAAGAATTACCACAAACTTAATATAAAGAAGGATAATTCAACTGTATATGCAATATATACTCCAGACAATCAAGTATATATTGGACAAACAAGCTTGCTTATAGAGAAGAGAGTAGAGTGTCATAGAAACAACGTTGGATGTTCTTTATACCACCACGTAATAGAGACCACTGATTATAGTTTCGAAGACTTAGAGTATGAGGTTTTGGCTGAGGTTAAAACAAAAAGAGAAGCAAGAAACATAGAATCAGCTATAATTAAGTTGATGAAATCAGTTGCACCCAACCAGATAATAAACATATATAATTAAGGAGAATATATAATGTCAAAGAAGAAATCAGTAAAGAGTACACCACTCACAGAAATTAAATATATCGATAAGGTAATTGAAGTTGAAGTTAAACAGAAGCTTCATCCCAAGACAGAAGCCTATCTTAAGAAGCTTTCAACAGAAGTTGACTTAAGCAGAGAGCAGTTCATTGAAGCAATTCTGTTTGAATCAGAGATCAACTCCAGAAGATACGGTCTGTTTTCTGTAGCAAGCAAGCTACATAACATCAATCTTCGTGTTGAAAGGGAACGAGGCTAATGAATAAAGATAAAACTATAGAACCAGAAGTTATCGCCCAACAGATTGAATTGCATTCACGAGAGATACTTCCAGGTTCCAAGACACCAAAAGAAGAGCACGAATATACTCTCGCAGAGTATGTTGACGTCAAAACTGGAAAGACAGATATTATGCCAAAAGAGATCATCGAGCGATATCTTACAGAGATTTTAACACAAATTAAATTGGCTCTTGATGTAGTTTGGTATGAAGGGATAGGCCAAAAACGCCATGGTATTAAACCAGTAGATGCAGTTAAAGGCTTGTTTGTTATTGCCCACGATGAGTGCGCAACAGCAGCTTCACTTCTGGAACCATATCACGATGCATCATTAAACCCCAAGCACCGCGCCAGCAAGAAGGTTATCAATACCTATATGGAACGTATAGAACCACATAGAGAAAAGCTCTTCAAATCCAAGAGCACAAAGAATGGAGCAATCAAAGCTTTTGTTCGAGAGACATTAGATTTTATTACAACATTCCATATTGTTCTTTCAGAAGAGACGTCAAAGAAAGAAAGGGCCTCACAGAGAAGGAACTACTGTGGGTGAAAAAACCTTGTAAACATCATGGAAGCATTTACCAACACTTCGATAGTTCAGCCTTGTGTGTCCATCCAGGATGCATTAAATCACTACTATTGGCACACGGAAAGGCACCATCAATTAAAAAGATGTTAGGAGTCATTCAGCAATACGATGCCTTGGATGACGCAATTAATTACTGTATAGAGCGATTGTTGCTGGATGATATAAAAGGTAAAGAAGCAGTAATCAACCGTCAATGGCTTTGGTATGCTTTAAAACATTTTATCAGAACCCATATGATTGAACTTCATGCTGGTGAAACAATTGAGGATGTCCAGGAAAGTCTCACATCAGATTTTTATAATCCAGAGAAGATCTTCTTTGCCAAAGAACTTCTGGAGATAATCAAGGACAAGTATGGATCCACATATGCTTTATACTACGCTGGTGAGTTAAGCTTGACGGAGTTGAAAAAGGTCGAGGCCTTAACAACAAAAGAAATAAAAGTTAAACTATCCCTTATATCAGACACGTTCATAAGGATTAAAGATTAACTTATATGGTGGAGGACTTTTTATTATTAACGTTTTTACTGATATTGAATATCAGCACACTGTTTGTCTTAAGATATTGGTTCAGAAAATAATAATTTATAGGTATGCTATTGTCGTATGACAAAGAAAACTAAAAGAACCCTTCATTCTATCATCGCTGCCCTCCCAACAGAAGATGTACAGAACACAGACCTCAAGCAGCTTATCCTTCAGCTCATCATGGAGACACCAAATGATGAAGGAGCATATGCAGTCCGAGGCAAGTTAAAGCTGGAAGCCTTAAGGCTGCTGTCTGATATTATCAGGAATGATGATAGTGGATCATATGAACAAAACATACTGGATATCCTAACTCGCAATGACGAATAACCAATTGCATATGCTGCTACCCATTCCTTATTGGAGGGAAGATGTTCGTGACAAGAGCGAAGAAAAGCATGAAGAGAAAGAAGACCATATCATTATAATAGACCTTTACGAAGAAGAAGAAGACGAATAAATGAAGCTCACCAAGCAACACACCGTTGAACTTCGTAAATGTCAGAATGATTTCATTTACTTCTGTGAAAAATATCTTAAGATAATCACAAAAGAAGCCAAACAGATAAGCTTAAAGCCAAACAAAGCTCAACTTAAGTTCTTGGCCACAGCAGAAGCAAACCCCTGGGTATACGTATTGAAAGCCAGGCAGCTAGGCTTAACAACCATCATCGCTGCTAAACTATTCCATAAGACTTTATTCACACCAAATCATAAGACAGCCGTCATTGCCCACACAAGAGAAGCTGCAGCCTCAATCTTTGAGATTTATAAACAATATTATAATTCCTTGCCACCTTTTCTTCGTTTTAAAACAGAAGCTTCCAACAAATACGAGTTGACCTTCTTCCACGGGGGCTATATTAGAGTAGGTTCTTCTTCTTCACAATCATTCCGAGGCTCAACATACAATTCCCTGCATGTTAGTGAGTTTGCTTTCTACGAGAATATAGAGAAAACAATTCAATCTGTATTCCAAACAGCAACACCTGACGCAGAGATATTCCTGGAGACAACAGCAAACGGTATTAATGATGCTCAAAACCTCTGGTACAAGAACGATGGCTTTGAGAAATTGTTTATTAGTTGGTTGGACGGTGAAGAGTATATACTTAATAAGAAAGCCAAGAACCTCAATAACGTTGAAAATACATATAGAGAAACTTATAACGATATAATGTCATCATCCCAATTCAACTGGATGATTCAAACACTTCGTATTAAATGCGCTGGCAATATCGACTCTTTCTCACAAGAGTATCCAATTGAGGCTGATATAGCATTTATTACATCAGGAAAGCCTTTCTTCAAGACAGTCTATGCCCAGACCGAAAACGATACAAAGGGCTGGATTATATATATTAAACCCAGCAAATATCGCACATACATAATGGGTGTCGACGTCGCATCAGGAACACCCAACGGAGATTATTCAGCTGCAACATTGTTGGATACAACCGATGAGAAACACGTACGTGTGGTTGCAACATATTATAATAGAGTAAGCCTTAAAGAATATGCCGAGGATCTTAAAACAATTATTAATCAATATGATCCTTTAACAGTAATAGAGAGTAACAGCTATGGACAAGCAATCATTGAAGATCTTCAGCACCATGGTAATATTAGTATGTATCGTCGTACTTCTTATGACAAGATCGGCAACAAATGGATCGAAAAGATTGGATTCGCAACAACAAAGCAAAGCCGCCCAGTTCTTTTATCAAGGCTTCATGAGCACATCGCCAAAGGATGGTTAAACCCATCCTGCCCACGCCTGGCCAATGAGATGAATTCTTTCGTATATAACGATAAAGGAAAGCCAGAAGCAGACAAAGGCAAACACGATGATTTGGTTATGGCCACAGGCCTGGCACTTATCGGTTTAGATCAAACTGCAGCTTATGTCGAAGAGAAGAAAAGAAAAGAAAAACCAGCTAACGTTAAAGAGATGCTGGAGTATGAAGCAGCAACCGGCACATTATACTCCAAGAACATAGACAGCTTCCACGATCCTGTCGATGCTCTAGGATTGCAATTTGATGATATATGCCCATCGATGATATAGAAACTATTGAAATGTAACAACAAAGCACTATATACTATAGAAAGTTTCAGGACCTTTCAAACCTGTTTAACCCATTCAAAGGAGAATGTAAAATGCTATTAGACCCAGACGCAATTGAGAGAATGCAATCCGTAATGGATGCCAACCCCACAACCGTTGATGAAGCTTCTGCCGATTCAACACCCCGGGCCAATGAACCCGTTATTGAAGCACAGTCTTCAAGCAATTCGTCAAACGCAGATAATGACGTAAATGATAATGCTGACATGCAATCAGAGGAGTTCGAAGATAACGGTTCTAAACACCGTGTCCCGTATAAACGATTCAAATCGGTCCTTGATGCTCGCAATAAATATAAAAATGAGGTTTCAGATTATCAATCTAGAATTTCTCATATGGAAGAACAATTGCAGCAATTAAGAACAAACCCTTCTCCTGCTGTTGCGGCAACAGAAGATTCTAACGACCAATGGTTAGATGATCTTTTGTCTGATGATCCCACTCCTTCTTATTCTGATCAAGGTAAATACCAAAATCTAGAAGATAGATTGTACAAGTTTGAAGTTCAGCAAGCAACTGTCGAACTCAACAAAGAAATCGCATCAGCAATTGATAAATATCCAAACGTTCCAAGAAACCTTCTATTGCAAGCCGTTGTGCAGAAACCAGATATCAATGTAATGGATGTCGCTGAAAACTATAACACTTATGTCTCCTCAATCGAAGAAGGAGCCGTTAACCGTTATATAAACGAGAATGGCAAGCAAACACCTGCAGCTGCCCCACGTGGTAGATCAGCAGGATCTAGTGTTAACACACGCAATGCCGGTCATGATAGTAAAGCGCCCCATACAATGAAAGATGCGAAGAAAGCACTACTGTCCTTTATGAAAGGAAACAAGCAGTTTAATGTTTAAACCATTAAAAATTAACAACACAAGGAGGAAATAAATATGGCTGCTACATATGGAGCGGGAGCGGGAACGCTATCGTCAATACTTAAAGAATTCTACCTGGGTTCAATCCAGGAAACACTTAATCAGGAGACCCTCGTGGTCGAACTAATGGAGAAGGCATCTGTCGACTGGAATGGTCGTCATGTGTTTATTCCAGTCCATGTCGGACGTAACGCAGACGTTGGCTTTGTCGGTGAGGGTCAGGCTATGCCTGGTGCCCCCGTCGCAGCGCCTGTCGGAGCTGGTGCACCCCAGCAGTTCTACGCAAACCTTATTGTTACGGCTGCGTTCCTATATGGCAAATTTGCTATTACTGGTCCGGCAATTGCCGCGGCCGGGAAAGGCTCTGCTAACAGCTTTGTTGGTTACGTTGATGCGGAGATGACTCGTCTTAAAGATGATGTTCGGAACCGGTCAAACCGTGCTGCGACTTCTGGTCGACGCGTGAAAGGATTTATTTCCACTCACGGTGTCGCAGGTCCGATCCTCGCCGGAGCTGCAACCACTGTCCTATTCGACGGTGATATCCAAGCAGCTGCGGACATTCAGACCGCCGTACTCGCAGGTAACGGAAGCTTCCTGGTGCGTCGTTTGGATACGTATGCTGATTCAAACGCGGGTACTGTATGGGAAATCACTGACGTTCCTACCACTGTACAGCTTCACGCCGTCCCAGGCGGCCTGCCGGCTGGCCAGATCGAGCTGACAGTCCGAGGCCTCGCCGCGGCTGCTGGTTTTCCCACAACGCAGGGCCCGGCAGGACAGTTCTTGCCTCTAGCTCTTGAAGCTGATCCGACAGTTGCCGGTGCAATTGCGATCACGGATGTTGAGCCTTCTGGCATTTACAGCAACCTGGCTTCAGGCGTTCACTTTGGTCTTAATCGCGCATTAGTTGCTAACGCAACGTTGCGCGCGCAATTCCTTACGACAACGACTGCGGCCGCGCCACTGGCACGTACGGCAATGTCCCTTGATCGGCATTTCCAGGCAGTAACCGATATTATTGCTCTGGCTGCCAATGGCAGTGAGGAAGCTCCGGATTACCTGTTGGTTAATCCTGCGCAGCGTTCTAGAATGGCTGCTCTTCTGGTTGGCAATATCGCGATGGATACGTCTTCGCGTACTACAGGAGTTAAAGGCGACGGTGGTTTCACTGGCTTCAGTTATGCTGGCGTCCCGGTGAAAGTGTCACGTCACGTCGACAACGGTTTGGTTATTCATCTGAGTACCAAAACCTGGAAGATGTGCGAGCTTTCCTCTGCAGAATTTGCGGATCTAGATGGTTCAGTCCTCTCTCGCGTTGCTAATGCTGACGCTTGGGAAGGTTTCATGAAGTGGTACTACGACTGTGTTTGCACACGTCCTGGTGCTAACGCGATTGTAACTGGCCTGGCTCTATAAAAAAAAGTCCTGCTCTTCGGGGCAGGCATTTACGTAAGGGGATCCCAATGAGTTTGATACTGGAAATATTAATGGCCTTAACACTGATTAATATTAATGTCCTCATTGGGATCCTCGCCCTTATTAAAAGAAACGAATATAAAGATATGATTAAATTCAGCAATAACGAAAGTCCTTCTCTTTTGGCTGATATGTGGTCTAGACCTTAACCCCGGGAGATAATGTATGGCTAGTTGGAAAGAAGAACAAAAGATTAAGCGCGCAGAAAGGAAACTTAAAGCCCGAGTTGCTAGTGCTGAACGAGCTGCCAAACAAAAGATAGAAAGTTTAACGGAAGGTGAAGAAGAAGGATGGGGAGCGCTATTGGGCAATATCCTATCCAATGTTGGAGGCGCTGTTACAACAGCATATGCAGGCCCGGCAGCTGGTGCAGCAGTTACTGCAGCCGGCAAAGCTTTGACGGAAGGTGCTATAGCCGGCAGTTATGAGTTACAGAATAAACCAGAATTGGCCAAGAAGCATGCCTTGCTAGCTGCAGCTGCAGGATCCCAAGGCGTCGGCGATGTTGCCGGTACTGGTGCTAGCAGCAAAGCTGCCGGTGAGAGTGATAAAGGATTGGCTGCAGCACTGATGGGTTCAGGCGCCGGAGCAAAAGGTGCTGGCGCTGCCGGTGCTGGTTATTTCCAGCAAGAGGCTGCAAAGGCAGCTCCAACACCAGGATCACTGGAAGCAGAGACAGCAGCTGCCTTTGAAAGAAAATATGGTGATATATATCGTAAGGAACAAGAGCAGCTAGCAGCAGAGACTAATCAACAACGACTTGAAGCTGCGCGACAAGAAGCTGCCTTCGGTGGTGGTGATCCTTTTGGTTTAGCATCAAACATCGATCCATATGCTGCAGCTGTGGTTTCTCCTCCACCGCCAACAAGAACGTTTGGAAAGAATTTAACACAAGCTGCGACACCAACTGCAGCAGTCGGATCATCCCCTGGCGCTGGGCCTGGTGGTAGCCTTCCCGCTGCAGTGGCCGCAGAGGCTCAAAAACAGCCCGTATATGGCACCGCACAGCTAGCCTTAACGTCTGGTGATGCCCCGGCCTCAACAACCCCCCCGGCAGGCAAATATAGCCAAGAAACGGATGTTTCTGCAGCAACCCCGCCAGAAGATAAACAATGGTATGAAAAATTAGCAGATCGATCAATTGCAATGGGGTCGAAGCAGGCGCCTGGTGGCATTGCTGCGTTGGGAACTGGCATCGATGCAATTGGAAAATCAATTGATGCTGAAAAGCCCGAAGATGTTGCGTTTACATGGCTAGATTGGTTGATGGGAAATGCTTCTCGATCATCTGGCAAAGAGATCTACGGTGGAGAGCCTGGCCAAGCTTCCATTAAAGGCGGAAAGAGTTTGGCCGGACTAGAAGGTATGGATCCGGATATCTTGAAGTTGTTTACCTAGGAATTAATATATGTTGAGTCATGAAGAAGAAAATGAATACCCAAGAAATTTTGATAAGCTTATTAATGAAAGCAAGCAAGATAAAAATCTTGTAACGCGTTCTTGGGATCTGTCCCTGTTGTTTCTCGAAGGACGACAATGGGTTAACTATGATAGAAATCTTCGACAGTATACAAGTTTAAAATCACCACAATCGAAAGTAAGAGTCACAGTTAACCTTGTGCTCAACATATACCGTAACTTCCTATCTCGTTTAGCTATTACATATCCAGGTGTTGTCGCGCTTCCTGCGTCACCTTCATCTGAAGACGTCGTCAAAGCTAAATCAGCTGAAATAGCACTAGAATACTTCTGGAATCAGAACGATGTTAAAAGAAAGTTCGCAACCATGGCAGAGTGGATGTTGTCGACCGGTGCTGTTGGCCTTCATGAATATTATGATCCAGACAAAGATCAGGTCAATATGGCGGTAGTATCTCCATATGATTTATTCTTTGAATCAGGTACATCCAAACCAGAAGAATCAGAATGGATCTCCATTCGTTCATATATGCTGCGATCGGAGCTAGCCAATATGTACCCGGATCATAGCGAGGCCATTAAGACCACGCCATCTGCATCTGATGACTCAGGCGCCTTTGGAGATAATGCACCAGTATCTGTATTAAAAAATAGAATTGAAATATTTGAGACTTACTGGCGCGATGGAAAGCATGCTGTAACCATGGGTGACACGTATCTCTTCCGTGATCATAACCCCTTGGATGAAATTCCTATTCAATTTATACGTTATACAGAGCTTCCCCGTCAACTATGGGGCATCGGTGTTATAGCACCGCTTATCGATCTGCAGTGGCTATATAACAAAGGTAGGAGTCAAATTATTGAGAACGTTGAGTTGATGGCCAATCCTAAATGGCTGATCCCCAAAGCATGCGGTGTCTCTCCACAATCGATTAACAATAGAAGTGGCGAGAAAGTATATTATAATCCAGCCGGAGGTAAGCCAGAGCAACTCTCGGGTGTACCAATTCCTTCATATGTTATTGAGAATATCTCACGTCTCCAATCAGAAATGATGGATATTGCTGGTATTCATAGTACATCGATGGGTAAGCGAGCAGTTGGTATATCTTCAGGCAAAGCAATTGAAGCGCTTAACACACAAGATATGAGCCAGCTTCAAATTACACAATTAAATATTGAATATGCCACCCAAAAGATGGCTGGATGTGTCCTTAAACTAATGAAGCATTATTATAAGGGAAAGAAGTTTATGAGGATGATGGATCAGACTGGTGCTGTTATATTCCATGAGCTTGGCAATACAGATCTTCAAGATGAACCGGAGATCTTTATTCAGACCGGTAGTCTATTCCGCAATGAAGCACAAGATAGAGACGCGAAGGTACTAGAGTTAGTTGAGCTTGGCCTTCTGGATCCCAAAGATGCTCTTAAAGAATTATCATTCCGGACTGGAAAATCATTTGTTTCAAAGAAGATCAGCAATATGGCGCATGCACAAGAGATGCTTGACGCAGTATTGGAAGGTCATCATATTGAAATATTTGCTTCTGATGACGTTGAAGCATTTAAAGATATCTTCGGTGATTATATGAGAACAGAAGAGTACTATGATCAGGATCCAGAGGTCCAAGAATACGTAAGAGATATTCATTTATCTTTGGTTACAGCAGGCATGCCGCAGGAAGCTTTCATTCAGCAAGAACAGAATTATAAAGTATTCCCAAGAAAACCAGCAACAGCCGGCAGTGTTACAAACCAGGCTGCACCGGTGTTGGCTCCAGGATCCCCTGCAACTAGCGCACAGATGATGGAAGAGGGTTTAGCTCAACAAGCAGGGCAAGGCCAGATTAAAGATGTGGAGGCATTAATGACAAACTTAAATAACGGTGGAGGCCTAGGCTAATGTTAGTAAATGAATTAGTAAATCTATTCAGGCAGTATGTTGATGAACCGGACCAGACCTATCTATCCGATATCGATGTACAAACTTATCTGCAATTGGGATATAAAGAATTCCGGAACATGATCACAGATTATGCTCCATTTACGTATGCTACCAAAGTACGTATCGATACAATCAACCAGCGATCAGTTGCAACGATTGCACCAAATTTCACCAACCTTAATAATGTGGTTGTCACTATTGAAGGAGCTACTGTACCGGCCGGCAACAAACTTGAAAGAATTATTCGTATATACCGGCCGATTAGTGATGACGTCACAAACGTAGATTTTCATGCTGATTCATATGAATATCAAGCCGTCACAGAACGCAAAGCTTTATATACAACTTTTAATAGTTATTGGCTTGGATCCGACGCACGTATCTATTTTGATTCTGCGCCTGGTGTCCCGTTGGTGATAGAATATGCAGTTGATATTGATGTAACAGTATTCGCATTACCATTCCTACATGTATGGTTCGATCGCTTTGATCAGTTCCACGATGTTATCGCCCTTCTGGCTAGCAAGCATTATGCTATCAGGGAGCAGGCCGAAAATCCAGTGGCAGCGAACCGGCTGCAAGAAAGAATTATTGCAATGCGTGAGTTCTTCCTGCGCAGAGATTATGATGGGCCTTCATATGTCGGCCGTATTGATGAGGATTCTTTCATTTTCTAATGGCTGGTAACAAACAAGAAATTGAGCTGCTCGATGCCGGCATAGAAGCGATAAGCCCCGATAAGGGTTCTTTTGCTTTAAATATGCATAATAAAAATGGTGCCTGGCACGTGCGCAAGGGCTTCGGTCAATTGGCTGAATTTGATACAACTGTGATGCGCAATATCGCACAGAGTACAGTAGTATCTTGGGCATATGAAAAGCATACAGG